ATACAAAAAAACTTGAATGCAAATGAAATGCGAGTTACCCCCTGCAGTAAAGGTGCATAAACCCGGTGTGGTATACAGCCTCTGAATAGTACAGCCCTTTGTGTAAACGGTTCAACTCTTGTATTTTCTTTATTTTTAAATTCTAAGTCTCCGCCAGCCTTATCATAGTTTTCAGGTGTAATATCACCTATATATATCAAAAGTGTATAGGCATGATATTTAATATCATCCGTGTGGAATGGTACATCTTGACCACATACTTGACGATTTAAATACACTCTCCATAGATTCAATTTTTTATTTATACATTTTTCGATTTTGTTTTGAATCTTTGTAATGAATTTTTCTGCACTAGGGGTAACAATACTCCGATGCAATAACTCAACGCCACTATGTGATACGTCAAGTATAAATTTTTTATCACAATTATCAGTCGTATGAAAAAACCAGTCTTGGACTTTGTTGGTATAAATGAATTGTCGAGCCTCTTCTAACTCTTCGTCATTGATGAAATTCTCAAGAATGGTTATATCCTTCATATATCTATCTCAAACATTTTCCTTAACTATAGTATATGAAGAACAAACAAAAAACTCAATTGTTACTACTGACCGTTGTCGTACTTATCGCGGCTGTAGGCTACATGTTCTACAACCCCCAAGTTGTCGAGGTCCCAGTAGAAGTGGCTGTTCCAGTACCAGTGCGTGCAGTACCCACTCGTCGTGCACAGGTCCGGGAACCCGAATTTAGAGGCCCCCCTATCAAGCAGTACAAACCCGGACACATGCAGCAGATGGGTCTTATCACGAATGGCGAGGAGACCCTCCCTCTTTACGGTAAAGAGGTCCGTGGTCGTCGGGACCGCTACAGTTACTACACCACCACTGGAGGTGATAACATTTACCCAGTATCCGTTTCCCACAATGCGCGTGATTGCATGGAAGACATTGGGTGCCAGGAACTTTATGGAAATGAAACAGTCACCGTTATGGGAAAGACTGGTTCATTCACTGTAAACATGTACAGGACTGATGATTTCTTCTAATTTATTACTCCGCTGGAGTTTCAGCTGGAGTTTCCTGCATCTTTTTGACACGTTTCTGTATGTCATTTACAAGTGAACTTGTCTGACTGGAAGAGCAACAGCACGAAAGAGCACACACTGCTAATACTGGTGGTGGTTTCATTGGCATTTTCATGATAAGCATTACAACAAGAACGGAACAAATGCAAGAACCTACAGTCATTCCAAGTTTGTCATTACTCATGGGTTCACCAGAGGTTTTCAAGAGAGCTCCTAACATCTTTACTATAGCTCAACAAAAATTATTATGGATACTATCATATTCCCTCGTTATAAATCCAGATTTCCCTGACAATTCCGCCTTTGTGCGTAAAAGTTCAACTATCGTATCGTTATCAAGATGTTTAAGAAAATCCGCTTTCATCTCGATGTCGTGAAGTTGGTGCGCCTCCTTTTTACCCTGTACATAGGGCCATGTGTGTTTTCGTAGAGATGTGACTTCTTCTTCGAGTTGTCTAATTCTAGGAAGAAGAACCTTATTAATAAGAATTTTAAGCTCTATGACATCAGTCATCTTATCGTAAGTGCGTTTTTTATCTTTATACACTATAAGATGTCACTGCCAAAGGGTAAGAGAGATTTCATTCGGAAACTAGTTGTAGATGTGAATGAAGTGACAGAAATTAAACGTATCATGAATCAAATTGGTAGGGAACCAACAAATAAGATAGACCATATGATAAAGAAACAGTTTCTGATTCGAAATGATACTGGTGAGTACACCGTGAATAATGTGAATTTTCGTATGGGTATTTCAGTTCTTGATTTTGATTTGTTAGCTAAAATGTTATTACGTTTAGACCAATTGGGGTTTAACTTACAAGAGCTTTATATACAAACTAAACCTAACCCGTTATACTTTAGCCAGGAAGATATGTTATACGCGAGACTTATTGCAAGTGATGATATCACATGTTTTACTGATTTGATTTTGTATTGATTGTCTCCGGTTTGAAGAAGTTATTGAAGGGGCAACCTGGACACCTTCTATGACGTATAGCGCAATCGAGCTTATCGGGCTTTTTCATACATGTTTTTTTCGTGACCCTTTTCCGTTGTCGCTGTCGCCCAATGTTATGAAAACAAATTGAGGTTTGACCAAGAGCTAACATGTTACTAGAATCAAGGATGATAACTTTATATTAGAATAAATAATCTTAGTGGACAGTATATGCAGTATTTAGAATTGAAAAACAAGGCTAAGAAGCAAGGTCTTCGTGTCACCAAGACTGTCAAGGGAAAACGTGTAAAGCTCACACCCAAGGAACTTCGCGCTAAAATAAGTATGAACTTTGAGAACAGTGTGAAAAATGCACAGAAAGTTATCAGAGTGTGTCAAACTATTATAGTTCCAACCCGGTCGGTGGGTGCCCCTCCCCCACCTCCTCCACCACCACCCCAACGACGACCAGTGGTAAATACTGGACGCGCTAAACTCATGGCTGAACTGAAAAATATATTAAAAAAGAGGGGTGTAGTAAAATAATGGAAGACACTCTCAGATTGAGAAAAGTCAAAACCCTCTTAGAGACATGGAGTGGTGAAAATGTGGATGAAGCATACTCACTACTTTGTTATTACGCAACAACAATGCGAGAAAATGGGAACCCCGAAGAATTCGTAGAGCAGTATCTCGGTGAGGAGCTTTACGAACGCTTGAACACTATGATTCAGTTTTTTAAAAAGTATGAAAAGTTTAAGAAGGAATTTAGAGAGTAGGGGGGGTACCCCACTCTCCAGATAAAGATTTTATCGTAGTACATCGTTGAAACATTGGTCCCTTAAACGGTAACTTAACCCCTTCTTTACTATTTTTGGAGTAGGCATCTATTTTATATCCTGAGGGTAATACGAATGATTTACCTGGGGGGACTAATGCACCCATCTCTATATTAGCGTTAACTGTATCCGGCTCCACTTGCCAAGTCATCGGCTCACCTTTATAATCACATTCTGGATAAATGACAAGAGCAGCTGCATTCCCAACATTGTCTTCAATGTTTTTTATTCTTTTCCTCTCTTTCTCCGCCTCCATGAAAAAATAACCACCACCACCCACGGCACTACAAATACATGACATGAAGACTACGCCAATTGCGATAGCAGCCATATTACATTATGTGTAGAATATAATACCAAACCTTTTAGACATGAACTTCTTGACACCCTCAACAGTTGGATAACTCCAGAGGTACCAACGGGACCAAAAACCAGCCCCGTCGATACCGCTCATATTCCAATTCTCTTTGTCGCTTCGGTTGACCTTTAACATTTTTGTTTGGATCTTCTTGGGATCTCGTTCTTCTATGGTTTGTCTAGGTACATGACCCCCATGACGCAACACATAGGAACGCATACGTGAAGGATTCTTGTGTTTGGTGTAGTCGGAATACCCACTTGCACCAAAGTCAACAGTCCTGCCGTCGTCTAATGTCGCCCTGAACTTCTTTTTAGAGTTGGGACTTTTAGTAATCTTGACGCGCATACTTATATTTTACGGAGAAAATTTAGTTGCAGCTCGCACAGTACTTTTCCTTCTTGGCACCCGCACCTCCGAGGAAGAAGAGCTTTTCGGGGCCACGCTGGACACGGTACATGTGGTCGTACATATGGAGGAGACCAACGGTGAGCGCAAGGCTGGCAACGATGACACCGTTCATCTTACGCGCGGTGAAGGCGTACCCAGCAATGAGAGCGACCAGTACCATTTGAACGATGGTAAGCTGGGGCATCTTGGGCATGGAGAAGCGGGACTCGGTGGTCGCGACCTCCTCGGTTGGGGTGGGCTCAGCATACATAGACTTGGGGTAACCAGGCATTTTTATTATGTACTGAGAAAATAATGTGGCGTCTCCTGTTCGCCCCGATACTGATGGTCCTTTATGATTATGTGAAGCCACCTATAGATCTCCTCTATTTTACAAATCCACATCGACCACTGTTGGGTATACAAAATACATTCAGGGACCTGGTACATTGCTTCTCTGAGCACGATGTAAAGCACTACCCTGGTCTTCTTCTACTGAAACTTCATTACTCCAAGTTACGTGAAGAGTTTGAACGAGTTTCACCAACCCTGAAAAAGACTTGGTACCATGATACAAATCCATGGTTTGAAAAAAATGATGGATACTACTTTTACAAAGCTGACCAATTCCCTCTACTGAAGAGTCTTATTAACCAAATACAGTGTATACACACAGAGGGTGCTTCATTTGCGGTTATAGAGGGTCCCATGGTTTTACACCCACATCGTGCTGAATCCAATGAACTCCTGAGATACCAACTCGCTATACATGGTGATGGAGATTGTAGCCTGTACACAGAGAACGGTAGGCACATACACAGAGAGGGTGAAGATATCCTCTTTGATCATGCAAGATACCATGAAGTGATGAAAACTGGGGATGGTCGAAGGGTTGTACTTATCCTTGATGTTCACAGGTGATTCCGACACGTTGCGATGTACATATCACTACCACCGATGAGTTCTAGGGTTTTGTCGTCTACGATTCGCTTAGTGAAAGGACCTAGAGTTCCATCATTGCATCGCATACAGAGTGCTGAAAGTTTGGTCACATCACATGCGAGTGGGATACAATCAATAAGTTCACCAAACTTTTCCTGAAAAGAATCGGCATCCAGACCAGCTAATATCACAGACTTGTTTACGTGTAGACAACACTCCACAAACTTCTTGAGTCTAGGGAAGAATTGTCCTTCATCAATAGCAATTATATCAGCCTTGTCAAATTCATCCGTATTAATAATTTCAAAAGGATCAAACACTTTATGACAATCAAACTTTACATTATCATGTGTTTTGAGAATTTCCTCATGGGACCTGGTATCTTTTGCAGAATTTATAATCATCACATCTTTTCCTATAACTTTTAAACGCTTAAGTCGTCGAATAAGTTCTGATGTTTTACCAGAAAACATATTTCCCATAATAATTGAAAGTCCCATCTCACCTTATTATTATAATATTGTATTTTTTATATGGGTGATATACACAGAGCAGTTTTGAATGGTATGAAGGGGTACTACAACCCTAAGACGGGGGAGGTCAAGTTTGGTAGATGTGTATATTCAAGTATCGCGGTGGCAGTAAAATATCTCTGTGAAAAGTAAGATGAACCCAGCTATAATTGGTGGTTTAGTTTTTTTATTGATTGTAATAGGAATAGGAATTGTGGTGGCAGTTATCATGTCGAAACGGAAGAATGTACAGGAGACTGGAGATGAAGCTGGGGATGAAGCTGGAGATGAAGCTGGGGATGAAGCTGGAGATGAGACTGGAGATGAAGCTGGTGTTGAAGCTAAACCTAAAAAGGCGGCTAAAGCTAAACCTAAAAAGGTGGCTAAAGCTAAACCTGTCGTCCCTATGGTGATTCCCAAAAAAGGCAAAAACTGCCGAGGAAAATGGAGTAAATGGAGTGCATGCAGTGACGATTGTAAGAAAACCAAGACGTGGACAACCACAACAGAGCCGACAGGTGACGGAAAGGCGTGCCCCAGTCCCAATACTAAATCCAAAGATTGTACCGCAAAGCACACATACCGTTGTGCCCCAGGATATGTACCTAGGGACATGAAACGCGGGAAGCCTGGG